TGGTCCTTGTGGATACAGATTACAAATACAGGTACGAGCTATGAAACGAAAAGAAGTTTTAAAAAAAGCAGACAAATACATCAACGGTGATCGGGCAAAAGACTATGGCAATGCGTTTGAGAACTTTACACGCATTTCTGAAGGTTGGCAGCTTATTATTCGAGAAGCAAATGCTACGACTGGTTATGTCACGCCAAGACATGTGGCACTCTTGATGATCTGGTTGAAGATGGCGCGATTGTTGCACGACTTAGATAACGACGATAGCTGGGTAGATATTGCTGGATACGCTGCTCTGGGTGCAGAGTGCACAGACAACGAGAGCGAGATACAAAAGCGCCTGGCCCTGTTTATGAGGGATAGTAAAAAGGAACCTCAAACGGAGACAGAGAGATAATGGCACGAGATCGAAAGGACAGGCGCACCGTAGATTTCTTGGCCCGTGTGGAGCTTGGTGAAAGCCTAGACCCTGATTGGAACATCCCGCCAGAGTATCCGGATTTGACACAACACAAGTCTATAGCTGTAGACTTGGAGACAAGAGATCCAAACATTAAGACGTTGGGTCCGGGCTGGTCACGGAACGATGGATACATTGTAGGGATTGCGGTAGCTGCTGGCGATTATCATGGATACTTTCCTATCCGTCATGAAAACGGGCACAACCTTGATCCCAAGATAACGATGCGATGGCTAAAGAAACAAATGGCTACGCCGCAGATTGATAAGATTATGCACAATGCCACATACGACGCCGGATGGCTTCGCTCAGAGGGGGTAAATGTTCAGGGTAAGATTATCGACACGATGGTAGCAGCGCCTCTGGTGGACGAGAACAGGTTCTCCTACAGCCTAAACAACCTGGGCCGAGACTTTATTGACATGCGCAAGGATGAAAGAATGCTTCGTGCCGCTGCGAAAGACTGGGGTATCGATCCCAAATCAGACATGTGGAAGCTACCCCCAAAGTTTGTTGGAGCGTATGCAGAGCAAGATGCAATCATGACATTGAAGCTATGGGAGCGACTAAAGATAGAGATATCATCACAAGATCTCAACCATATCTTTGACCTAGAAACCAGCCTGATCCCTTTGATGTTGGACATGCGAGAGCGTGGTGTGCGTGTGGACATTGGCAAAGCCGAATCTGTTCGGTTGGGTTTGAAAAAGAAAGTGGAGAGTTACAAGAAAGAGATCAAACGCAAAACCGCAGTGGACATAGAACCATGGGCCGGGGCGTCTGTAGCCAAAGTGTTTGATGCTTTAAACTTAAAATATCCAAAGACAGAAGCGGGTGCCCCTTCCTTTACCAAGCAGTATTTAAACAATCATCCGCACGAAGTATGCCAGATGATTGTGAAGTTGCGAGAGTTTGATAAGGCAGATAGCACTTTTATTGATTCGATCTTACGTCATGAAAAAGACGGTCGGATACATACAGAATTTCACCAACTTAGATCGGACGATGGCGGCACAGTTACAGGTAGGTTTTCATCTTCAAACCCTAACTTGCAGCAAATCCCAGCACGGGATCCTGATATCAAAAAGATGATACGGGGATTGTTTATCCCAGAGGAAGGACACAAGTGGGGATCCTTTGATTACTCCAGTCAAGAGCCAAGACTTTTGGTGCACTTTGCTGCCAGTATGCCTGACGGAATGCGACACCCGGTTGTTGATACGATTGTCGAAGAGTATCACAGAGGAGATGTTGATCTCCACCAAATGGTGGCAGACCTTGCTGGTATCAGCCGTAAAGAGGCAAAGGTTGTGAACCTTGGGATTATGTATGGCATGGGTGTGGGCAAACTTGGTGCACAGTTAGACATCTCTTCAGACCAAGCCAAGACTTTGATTGCCCGACACAGAGAGAAAGTGCCTTTTGTAAAACAGCTTGCAACTATTGCTAGTCACAGAGCCGAGGATCAAGGTCAGATCCGCACGTTGCTGGGTCGTAAGTGTCGCTTTCATTTGTGGGAACCAAAGACGTTTGGTTACAATAAGCCTTTGCCGTTGGAGGAGGCGAAGAAAGAGTATGGCAACATTAATAATTTAAAACGGGCTTTTACATACAAAGCCTTGAACAAGTTAATACAGGGATCCGCAGCGGACCAGACAAAAAAAGCTATGGCAGATTGTTACTCAGAGGGACTTATTCCTTTGCTAACGGTGCATGATGAGTTATGCTTTTCCGTAGAGGGCGACGATCAAGCGCACCGGATCAAGGACATAATGGAAAATGGATTGTCGGAGGTCTTGAAAGTCCCCTCTAAGGTAGACGATGAACTCAAGGACAATTGGGGTGAGATAGATTAATTAGTTCTACCTAAAGATTTAGCCAACGCTTGTGTTGCAGGATCAGTGCCTAAGATCGCAGGATCGATCTGACCTCGCGGACCAGAAATGGGTTGAGTTGACCTTGGTCTAATAACTGATCCGGGGGGCAACAAATCTAAAGGGTTTATTGCGGGTTGAGTTGACCTTGGTCTAATAACTGATCCGGGGGGCAACAAATCTAAAGGGTTCATCGGTGCAGGCACGGCACGAGGCGCGGGTTCCGGTGAAGCAACCGACAGAGGCTCTCGCTTACGATCTCTTGAACGCTGGTTGAACGGACTGAAATCAGACATGTCTGTCATAAATGTCCGACCTTCAGCTTGACGCATTCTTATTAAATCTTTCCACAATTCTTTACTTGCATCGGTAGGCCAGAACTCTCCGTTCATAATGGCATTGGCCTCCGCTTTACCTAACCGTGCTCCTTGAACCAAGTTCTGTCTGATAATTGTGTCCTGACGAGATTTGCTTAGACCAGGCATTAGATCTCGCGCAGACTCGATGTCTTGATACAACTTACTTTGCTCACGATATAAGTTGTCCAAGTACGTGTCCCAAGAACGAAGCATGTCGGCTTGAGTAAGATTGGCTCGTTTCATGTCTCGTTGAGCCGCACTTTTTGCTTCTGTACGACGAGGAGTGTATGCTTTTCCTGCAAAAGCAAAGTCATTGCGAATATCTAGGGTCATAGGCGTAAACCCTGTTACCAAACGAGCACCTTCTTTGAATATGTTGTATTCTTCTCCACGGTTTCCTGGAGTATCAGTAATTGAACGTAACACTCGTCCTTGGTTTAACATTTCTCTTGGTGTTGTGACAGAAAACGGGCGATCAACTTCTGCAATTAGTTTGGCGTACTCAGGAATTACACCATTCATTATATGCCCAAACGATTTGTCGATCTTGTCGCCTAAAGAATCTGTTCTGTTATAAATAGGAACACCGTCTTGGTTTCTACCTCCGCGTCCAAAAATAGACGCGACAGGAACACCCGAAGACGGAAGAACATCTGCCAGTCTTTCATAAATTAGAGACTCTTCACCGAACGGTTCTGCAAACATTCGTAAACCTGTAAACGCCGATGCACCTATGCGTTCTATTTGATTTTTATCTAATTTTCCCTGTTGACCATATACTTCTAACGCTGCACGAACAGGATCAAGAACAAAGGCATAAGGACTGACATAACTTAAATCAATGTAATCCATCTTTCCCTTTTGGTCATTGTTTAGAATTACTAATTGATGTCCTCTCATGTACTCAGGCAAACGAGATTTTAAGGCATCATACTGTTCTTGAGTAGTTCCAGTTGCATACATTGAGGCTTTCACCGCTTGAGCGGGACCAATAGATGCCACTGTTGCATAAGACATAAGACGTTGAGCACCCGCACCACGAATTTGTTTTTCAAACACAGATGCGGCTTCCTCTCCAATTTCTGCGCGGATGTCTGGAGGAATTGTAAAAGACATTTCTTTCAGACCACGATCCAAAATGTTTGCAGAATTACGAATGTTTTCTGAAGCAAAAGAAGTAAAATTACCAATTAAAGGAACAATGTCCAAAGCTCTAACCGCTTTACCAATTCGTGGATAAACAGGCATAGTATCTTTAACTATATCTGCTGCCATAACCTCATAAGGTAAAAGATCCGAACCTTTATCAAATTCTGTCACGGCACTTTTGTAACGTTTAGCAAGTCCTGCTTGAATCAACGACTCATAAACTCGAAAGTCGTTTGGCTCAAGTCCTGATGCTTCAAACGCATTTAAAATTTTTTTCTCCTCTCCTAACAAGGCAAGAGCTTTAAAAAATGTGTCAGATTCACCGTAAATTTTTTCAAACGTCTGCATGAAAGGAATCTTGTCCGTCCATACATCAATCGTTTTAGCGACTTTCATGGAATTACTGGTTAGGTCTTCCCCTGCTCTTGCAAAATCTTTCAATGCACGAACAACCAAGTTCGTATCTTCAACGCCAGATAAAGAAATTTTCTTCGCTATACGTGTAAGTCCTGCTTCTTTCATATCAGATAGACTAGAAGTTAAGGCTTTAAAAACGTCACTAAAATCTGTGTCTCTACCGATATTTGCATTACCCCCAAGCATAGCAAGGTTCCCTGCAATATTTCTAACCTGTGCCCCAGGGTTTGGCACAATAGTCATTTTCTGAGATAAAGACCGAAGTTGTGACAATATACCTGCCGCTTCACCCAAGAAAGTATTACTGCCAAAACGTAATGGTGCAGTAATCGCCCCGTATGTTTCTGGAGAAACTAAACGACCTGTTAATTCTCCATATGCACCTCCAAAAACGTGTTGGATATCACGGCTTTCCCCCAACTGGCGATATCCTTTTTTATTTATTAAATCATCACGAAACTTTTGAATAACCTGATCAGCAGGATCGACATATATTATATTTCCCGTTTGATCAGTAACTTCCGCTGTAATGCCTTGATCTCTCGCTATAATTCTAAAAGGCTGTTTGGCAGCGTCGTATTTTTCTGGAGTCATGCGCGTTGAATCTGGTAAATCGATGATCGCGGGACGTCCACCTTGGTTTAACATCTCTATACCTTTAACAGCATCAACTGCTAAACCCTGATCAATCATAGCACGATACATGTCCGCAGCCGCGTTAGCTTGTGCCATATCAGAGATTGTTTTTTTGTAGACCTCTTGAGTAGCTGTTATCTCACCCTTTAATCTTCGAAGTTTAGGGCTTTGATCAATCAAAGGTTCACGAGCAATGAACAGGTCATCAAAGGACGTAAGAATAGGACGATCAGTAGCTGTAAGACCTATCTTGTCTCCTTTAGCTGCTCTGGTGACTTCTTTAATCTTGTCTTTTAAAACAATATCGGGAGACGTGCCTGTAAGGGTGTGAAGACCGAGTGTATCGAGCACACGCTCTTTAGCCAACGCTCGTGTGTTGTCGTCTACAGTGCTACCAGAGGGAACAATAATACCCGCTACTTCTTCCACTGCTTCATCAAATTCTTTAGATGATAAATCAAGATTTTTGTAAAAGTTAATAGGGTTTTCGTACTGATCGAACTGACGGCGCAAATATCCAAATTGGTTGTTTTGGTTTTTAATCATTTCTTCCAGGGCTTGCGCTGCTCTCTGTTTAGCAGGCGTATCTGCCGGAAGTAGCTTCCCTGTGTTTGGGTCCACTCCGATAACCGTTTCAAGGTTTCGCATCGTTTGCTCTTCAAGACCTGCGCGAACGTTGATCATTTCGTCCGCTGCTTTAATCATCTCTTTTGAAGCAAACTGCTCCAGGGGCTTTCTGTTTCCCAAAAGGAAAGAGTTTAAAGCTGCGTCAACTCTCTGTGCATCTACTGGAGTTTTGTCTTTGAGTTTTGAGGACTTCAAGAATTTTGTGGCGGCTTTGTCAAATTCTAACGATGCAGTAACACCACGACGATTAAACATGTCCCGAACAGCTAACCCGTCTTGAACAGTTTCATAAACAAGAGGATCAGCACCTGCCCCTGCTGTAAAATATTTTACAAAAAGATCTTTTGCGCCCTTTGCGCCCTGGTTTACTGCGCCTAGACCGATAGCATCAAAACCTTTAGCCATTCCCTCTGCTACTCTGCTTGGTGCTTGGCGCACCGCTCCGGCAACCTTTGCCCCAGTTTCCGTGCCACCAACACCTCTGGCAATTACTCCAGCCCCTCTAAGTGCTGTGTCTACAACTCCACTAGCAAACATGTCTTCGACACCTACACGAAGTTTATTGCGAAACCTACGAGCCGCTTCTGAGCGACCTGTCAAACCAGTATCTATCTCTGTTTCTAAAACGTTAGGAAGAATTTTAAAATTATCCGACAGAGTAGTTTGACCATCACTGGATACTGCTGCACTATATCCGAGGGCACCTACTGCTGTGCTACCAATCATACCAGGAGTGGAACCAACCAAAGATCGACCAAGTTTAGAAGACCCAAAATCTATAGCCGAGCGACCAAACTTACTACGCCCTGCCTTAGAGAGCTTTTTTCCTGATTGTGCTGCCTTAGCTGCTTGTCCTGCGCGACCGAGCCAGCCAGCCACTGGAATAAAACCAACACCAAAAGAAACAAGATCTTCTGTAACTTCTCCTGCCTTGCCCATATCAGGTTTTATGTATTCAAAAGCATCAGTAACAGCCGAAGCAGTATTTGTGTTTAATGCGGCATCGATACCAATTGCACCAAGTTCCACGATCCCTTGTGGGACGGATACAACGCCAGAATAGATCCCCTTGCCAATGTCTTCTGCTACGTCGGGCACAAGTCCTTGGTCGCCAGAAAAGTAAGAACCTTTTTCTTTTGATTTTATTATAGTTGCCCCTTCAGGAAGCAAAGACAAAGGATCCACTGCAACTGATGGTGATTTTACTATAGTTGCCCCTTCAGGAAGCAAAGACAAAGGATCTATTTTGTCGGACGCCATTCTGTCCCTGTCCACTCAAGTAAAGAACCGTCTGTAAGCTCCGCTATATCACCAATCCTAACTGGTTCTTGTTTGCTGTCTTTTGGTTGAGGAGGAGCCAAAGCACCCGTTCTTATGTATTCCATAATCATGGTGCCCGTATTGTCCCCATACTGTTCATCAAAGTTCGCAGCAACTGTTGCTATGTCTTCTGTTCCCGCTCTTTCCTTAAAGATGTCTACAAGAACCTTTAAGTTAGGAGGTATCTTAGAAGTGCTCTTACCCGCCGCTCTCATCTTCGCCGCTGCCAACGTTGCTTCTTGTGCCGCTCGGCGTGTTTCTGTGTCACGAGCAACTGCTAAACCTTCAACTGCGGCCTGTGCAATCCGAGCACCCGCTGTTGGGCGCACCGCTTGTCCTGTCTGTGGATTCACATAGCTGCCAGCAATTGCACCCGCAAGTTTCGCACCAAAGATAGCTTTGTTTAGTTCGTCAATTTCAGCTTCTGCTGGAACACGTTCTATACCTGTTTTTACTGCTGCCTTAACTAAATCTTTCTTTGTGTCACCTGTTCGTTCTTTTTCAGGCACAACTTCTTCAACAAGTTGCTTTGCCGCTTCTTCAGGTTTGTCTAACTTTTTCTTTACAACTGTTAAATTAGCTCCTTCCGGCAAGCCCAACTCAGCAGGGTTCTCAGTTGTAATTGCCTTCTGACCAAAGCGAAAGGCTTTGGTGAAATCCATGGGAGAGTCTTTGACTAATAAATCAGAACCAGCCAAAGGAGGACCACCGTCAGATAACTTCTTAACCGCAGGCTTTTTAGCCATGGGCCGAGGAGCGGGAGTCGAGGGCACTGGTCCTTGAGGAATCCCAGCGATGTTTGGTATTGGTCGTGAGGGTGGCAACATCTGTGACATAGGGGCAGGAGCCGCCATAGGTTGCGTTGTTGCGGGTAAAACAACCGGACGCCGCATTGCAGCTTGCATTAACTCTGGTGACGATGCCAGGATCCCACCCATCTGCGAAGCCATGGGCGATACGCCACCCATCTTACGGACCATGTTCCGCGCTGCTTGGGATTTTTTAGCAAAGAGCTTTCGGTTGTTCACATCGCCATACATAGTTATCTACCTGTTCATCAGACCGCCGAGGATTGATTGACCCCCACCATATTGCTGTTGATACGCGCCGAGGCCCATGGCAGTGCCAACTGTGCTGCCTAACACGTTTTGTTCTGGGGCGCTGCCAACGGTAAGCGTTGTCTGTGTTGATGGTACGCCACGGAAAATATCACTTGCGTAACTAAAACGTTGGAATGGTTCGTATGCAGTTTCAATAGCACCTTGCCGCTGCACATCGTATTCTGACTGTCTTTGTGTTTGTTCAATGC